GGCTCTAATCCCATTATATCATCATTTCGTAAATATAATTCATCTTCTTTTGACTCAATAGGAAAAATAAAACCACAATTAACGCAAAGTCGTTTAGCAGCGTGTTGAATCTCCATACATTTAGGGCATTCCTTCATTGGCGGTACACCTTCGCCTTCACTGGCTTTATTTGGAGTTAATACATCTGTAATAGCTCCATGCATTGATACAAGCCCGGCAAAGTCTAAAATAAGACAGTGATCTGTATGTGATTTTAACCTTAAACCACGTCCAGCCATTTGAATATAAAGACCCACTGAGGTTGTCGGACGCAAAAAAGCAATTAAATCAATATCAGGATAATCAAATCCGGTTGTTAAAACATCGCAATTTGTTAAAGCTTTAATTTTACCTTGTTTAAACTCGTTTATTATTCTATCTCTATCAATATCACTTGTTTTACCAGTTATACATTCGGCAGTTATACCTTGCTCATTAAGTACAGTTTTAATATGTTCGGCGTGATTAACACCCGCGCAAAATAATAACCATGATTTACGATTTTCGGCAAATTGTATTATCTCTTTTACTATTTTTAAGTTTTTATCATTTTTATCAATTGCTTTTTGTAATTCACTTTCGATATAATCGCCGCCCCTTTTGTGTACTCCAGTTAGATCAAAGCGTTCAATAGTTATTTTAGATTTTAACTTTGCTAAATATCCGGCAATTTGCAACTCTTCAATTGTAACTGGTTCAATTAAATCGTCAAATATTGCCGGTTTATCAGTTATTAAACCGTGCCCCAATCTATAAGGCGTTGCCGTTAAACCAATTACCCTTAAATGTGGATTTATACTTAATAAGTTGTTAATAAGTTGTCTATAAAAACCTTCATCTTTATGATTAACAAGATGACATTCATCTATTAAAACAATATCAACATGACCAATTAAATCGTGTTTTTTACCTATTGATTGAATACTTGCAAAGGTTATTTGTTCAATATCCCTTTTATTAAGTCCCGCCGAATATATGCCGGCGGGTGCATTACCCCATATAGATATTAACTTTTGATAATTTTGTAGTATTAACTCTTTTACATGAGTTAACATCAATATTCGGGTCCTGGGATAACTTTTAATTGCATCTTCGCATAATTTTGCAATTATAACTGATTTTCCGGCCCCTGTCGGCAAAACAATGCAAGGATTACCATTATTTGAATACATCCACGAATATAAATCATCTATAGTTTTTTTCTGATAAGGTCTTAATTTCATATAGGTTGAGCTCCAAAAGTATCACAAACTTGCTGCGCTGCTTTAGATAATAACAAATACCAAGATGGCTTACCACCTTCACCGTTTAACACTTGTTGACCATCAATTTCATAACAGGCCGACCATTGAGTTGATTTATCTTCAATTAACTTCCAATTTACAAGATCAGGATGTATCACGTGGTCATTACACCCGTCAATTGCATTTTCATCAACAATACAATTAAACTTTTCACACTTCCATGTGTTATCATCTGTCGGAGTTGAGTGACAACAAGTTCTACAATTTACAAGCTCTGTTTTTTTAGTTTCAAAACAAAACTTATAAGCATCGCAAAACTTACATTCATAATAAGTCGGGTCTGTATTTATCGGCTCAGGTATTCGATTTAAACTCACAATTCTTTTACCACGCTCAATATATTTCGTTGCAATTGCAATATCATATTTCACGCGCTCAGTATAAATCCGGTCATCATCTTTACAAACCGCAAAATATAAAGCTCTATCAATATGTGCGGCGTGCATATATAATTGCATTTGTACAAAATGCATATATTTAGATTTTTCAACTCCATTTTTAATTAAATCTTCAAAAGATTTTAAAGAATGTGTTTTAATTTCTAATATGTGCTTTTTATCAGATTCAGGAAGTCCGCGCTCAATTATACCGTCAACACTGCCACCAACATGAGGCGCGAAATAAAAGAATAATTGACTTTTTCCATAATTTTTGACTTCAACTCCAACATTAAGTAAATCTTGAATTACAACATCTTCTTCCTTCCAACCTCTACGAAATAAGCGAATTATACGACCTTCAAATTGTGGTTTAATAGCCCATCTAAAAGTTAACCATAAATACCTATCACATTTACTACCTAAAATAGATGCGCCGAGGTGTCGGCGCGGTTTATCTTCTATTTCAGCGTGATAAGTATCAATTAGATTAACAATAGAGTTAATTGGTGTTGTATCTATTTTCATCTTTTCATCCATGGCGGAGTTTGTTTATTTTGTGCCGGTGCAGTTTGATTGTTTGTAGTATTTGATACCGGTGTAAAAATATTATTTTGTGTTTGAGGTGTTACTGACCCCATAGATGATTTTTTATAAGCTTTTACATTGTTTTTTGGGTCATAACCATCTTGTGTTTGAATATCAATTTTTACATTTATGATATTACCGATTAACTGATCTGTGTCTGATAATTTTTGAATATTAACAGCTTCCAAAATTGATCTTAATTGTTGTTGACCTATTCTTTCAGCTTGCTCGGATTTATTTCTAATATTTACCATTGAGAATATAATTCTATTAGTATAACTATCAGATACAACCTTTAATTTTAAATTGAGATACTGACCACTTCCATCTTTTGTTGTTTTTACATCGCAACCGTCAATAACAACATCATAACTACCCGGCGGCAATGGGTCAAAATTATTTTCATTTTCCGGTAAATCACTTGTGTTAATTTCAAATCCTAAATTAGCCATTGTTTAACTCCTCTTTTAATTCTATAGTGTAACTTAATCTTGCCGGTTTACTTGTAATTGCTTTAGATAATATTTGTTTTGTTTTTTCATCTAAAGTATCATAAACTTTTTTTTCTACTTCCGGCTTCCATCTAAATATTAAATTTCCGTCAATATCGGGATTTTCACTTAAAATATCTGTTAATATTTCACGATTAACCGATGTTGTTAAACTTCCTACAATTTTAATATTTACTTTACCGGCTTCAAGTTTTTGAGTGCCCTTAAAGTTTTCGGCAATACCAAAAAGCGAACTCATTTTATCTTCTAATTGCCGACGCTCTTCTATAACCTCCTTTTCTTTATTTTTTAATAATACCCATTTTAAAGCCATCTCTTCATCAGTCATTTTTAACCTCTTTGTTTATTTTACTTTTAAAATCTTTTAAATAAATATCATTACATTTTTTTATATATTTTTTTTTATTAAAAAAAATACAAACAGTATAAATATTTTTAATTAATTCAATAACATTATAAATAGTAATTATAGTTATGAAAACAATCAATATTTCAGTCATTACACCCCCCCAATTTTTTTAATTATCTCTGACAAATCGCACTTTTCATACATATCAAGTTTACCACTTCGATCTTTAGCTTGCCATATACCGTCAATATTAGTTTGTAAAACCCTCACATTGTTACCTTGTTCATCTTTTTCAACTCTTAAAGCAAAAACCTCATCAAAAAAGTAAGGTAAGCTTTGTCCGACTTTATTGCCTGGCATTGAAGGTGAGTTTAATATTTTACCAGTTTCATCTTGTGTCTTTTCAAGTTTAGCAGAAAAATAAATATGTTTGCCTTCAATATCTCGAAACATTCTTATAATATCTGTTATTTTTTCTTGCATCTCACCGTAAGCTTGGCGCGGGTCTTTTACGGTTTTTTTTGCAGAATTAAGAATTACTTCCGCAATTTCAGATATCGAATCTAATGCAATTGATTGATAATCTGAGTTTTTTACATATTCGTAAGCTTCTTGTAACTCTTCAATTGTTGAGATTGCAATATACGGAATATTTGCCTCACTTATTGAAAGTAAACCCCCCTCTACTGAAATTACAACCGGATTTGGTAAAGTTGGGATTAAGCAAGTTTTACCAGCTCCCGCTTGACCATAGACTAAAACTTTAATGCCATTAAGATGATAGTCTTTTGTGTTTTTTAACTGAATAGCCATTTTTCACCACCTTTATTATATTTATAAAAATATACTTTATTTTATTTTTTTTTGTCAACTTGTTTTTTTTACATTTCCAATATTCTTTTTTTCAACATTTCTTTGTTTTCATTAAGATATTTTTCAGCTAAATCAATATTAAGTTGATAAGTCCCATCAAGCTCTATGTTTATTTTTCCATAGCCAGCTCTTGCCATACCACCTAATGTACCATCTCTTTGTAATTGTAATAATGCAAGGTCAAAAAAAGATTTTTCTAAATCAGTGAGATATTTCAATTGAAAGTCCCAAGAAAAACTTGAGCCAGTTTCTACGCACAAGGCCGAATATATCATTTGAACACTTGATGATCTTTTGCTTTTTTCATCATCAGATACCATACCCTCAAAATCATCTCGTCTTGTCATGAAGTATTCTTTTAGAAAACTCATTCCATCTCTTGTTATATTCTCGTCTGTCTCTGAACAATCAAGAAAAGCAAAACCAATATTCATCTTACCCGACATATCTTCTTTACCTAACATTGCACCAAAAATAGACAAAAATGGCAAATCATCTCTTAATTTAACCTTTTCTTCAATGTTAATATAACCATCTGAGCTTGTAAGCATTCCGCCCGTAAAAAAAGTATGATATGTTGCCGCTTTTAACTCTTTTCTTATATCCTTACCAAATATTTTCTCAAAAACATACTGCATAAGACATCTTCTCATATGACCTCTTATCGAATTACCCGGAATTACTGGCACTGTAGTATCAATTTCAACCGTACATAAACTTTCATCAATTTCAAACTCATCTTTAAATAATTTTGAATCTTCACAAAATACGGCGGATGTTACAAATACATCGATATTAGCTCTTGCCCATTGTATAAGTGCTATATTTTCATCTCGACTAAGAGATAACGCAAACTTAGTAATATATTGATATATAGAATCATCTCTTAACGGGACCTTTCTTGCAAGATTAGAAAAAAAAGTTGATATAGTTGTCGACATAAGACTTGCAAAAACTCTATCTTTGAAAATATCTGCAAAACTTCGCATCCCAAAACTTTCCTTTTCTGAATTACGATAGAAACTTCCAACACACTTGACAAATATTTTTAGGTTTTCTTTGTCAATTTTTATTATTTTTTTTGACTCTTGCGGTAAATGCAATAGATATGGCAACCTTATTGTTGAAACAGAATCACCACCTATATGCACTGGTGACAATGCAATAATTTTGTTTTTATAGCTTTCAATCATTTGTTTTTTCCTTTTGCAAACAATCCACAATAAGATTGTAGCAGTTGTTATTTTTATACTTTTTAATCTCAATGAGATCATCAAAACTTATCATGTATTTATTTATTTTTGAAATATTTACATTACAATCTTTTAATTCATCTTTTGAAACCCCCTTATTATATAATTTCTTGACAATGTTATATATTTTTCGATATTTTTCACGCTCAAAAAATATATTGCCAGACTCATTACACACAAAAAAAGAATTAGTGTTGAAACTAATTTTTGATTTCCATGATATGTGTTTTTGTCCAGTATCTGAAAAAACCAAAATAAACGCCCCTGTGTATTCAAAATCAAAAAGGTAATACTCTCTTTTTGATCGGTCAATTATCTGAAAATCACTTGTTGTAGATATGAAAGAATATAATCTTATTCCACAATCATTATCTTTTGGACTTTTCATATAATAATCTGATAATAATTTTTCACAATCACCGCATATATAATTTGAGTTTTTAACCTTCAACATATTTTGATCTGTGAAACTTCCAGAAAATATTGACTTTCTTGTACTCCATTTATATGAATATTCTGATCCACAAATACAACAAAGATTTTCATTTTTTACAGACTCATTGTTGTAATTATCCTTTTCGATTGATTTTACTATGAAATTAGATATTGTCAAACCATACTCCTTTTAATAGGGCGTTTCCGCCCTTTTCTATCTTTCGCCTTTACCAGATCCGGTTTTTGATACCTTCATGTTAACCTCCTTATAAAATTAAACTTTTCACAAATTAACCTATATTCATTTGGAAAAAGCACGCTTAATTTTGTTAATCTGCCATAATTGTTATAGCTAAAATCAATTAGCGTATTAACCCTTGTTTCCTTATAATCAAAACCAAATAATTTAGATCTTTCATATACAGGGTGAATTGGTATATTTTCTGTGTAACTATATGAAAAAACATCTAATACAGACCACGCTGCAAGAGGTTGCAATATTATAGCCTTTTCTCTTTTTGCATAATACTCCTTACCTCTTATTGCAAAGTTAATTTGCCTTGCTTTACTTTCGGAAGCCCTTAATCCGATTATAGTTGCATTTATGTTGTATTTATCCATAGTTTCCCATCTGGGCTTTTCCAAAACATTATATGTAAACTCATTTAATGAGTTTTCAGTTATATATTGATCTGGATTTTCTATTGTTGTTTCTACAAAATTATGTAATTGGTATTTAGATACAACATAATCTTTTAGATTTATAGTTTCTTTTGCCTCAAACCCACTATTGTTGAACATTATTAGTTTTAGTTTTTTTGTTAGATTATACTTATGCAATATGTGAAGTATACACATACTGTCTTTCCCAAACGACAACGCTAGTTGCGTATTATTATTGTTTATAAGTTTTTCACAATCACACATAACTCTTTTTTCAAGATTATATTTATGAAACTTTAATTTAAACGGATATTGATGAAACTCTTTCATATATAACAATCCACTTCCTTAGAATATCGTCCATAATATGGAGGCTTATACGCTGAATATATAATATTTTCTCTTGCAATGTTATTTTGTTTAGCATACTCAATAGGTATTGGTCTATTTAATTCAAAATTAGTTGACCTTTCTATTATAATCTCGCATTCACCCCATCCAATAGCTGTTTTCTTGCCAATAAAACAAAAACCATGCGGAATGAATAGATCGCATATAAGTTCGTAATCACCAATAACATCTATTTCATATATCTTGTTACCTGAATACAATGCGGGCATTTTATAATCTTTGAAAGTTCCGGCGTTTGATTTTACTTTTTTTTCTTTAATCAAATGCAGTGAACTTTCATCAAACCGCTTTGTAAAAAATTGAACATTGTTTGGAATATCAAATATTCCACCGCAAGCATAAAAATAATCTTTATAACCATCGGGATATTTGTTTGATGGCACAGACCACCATAATTTTTTTACCGGTATATCAATATGAATCCTTTCGTCGTGATCCGCAGAAAGATTATAAAAATCATTGGCTAAAACATTTTCCATAACTCTATGTGAAATTATAGAATCGAAAAATAAAAATGAATTACCCATTCTTCCTGTTTTGAAGTTTAGTTTTATTTTCAACGGCTCAAAATTAGAGCCGTCAATTTTATCACTCCATCGATTTACTTTTTCAAGTATATTTTTATTTATTTTTCTCATTACTCCTCCTTATACCCCCATCTTTTTGTTTATCATTCTTTTAATATATGATTTTTCTTGTGGACTATAATATTGTTCGTTGCCATTTCTTGCACCAGTTAAGCAATCTACAGTATGCATATAATATGTGCCGTTTTTATATCCAGCCAAAATAACTTCTTCATAAAGACTTTTTTTGTCTTCAAACTCAAAATAAATGCCATTTGACCAATTGTCTCTAAAATTTACATATCTCATATTCAACTCCTTATCAATCCTTGATAATAGTAATATACTACACTTTGTTTTTTTTGTCAAACTTATTTATTTATTTTTTTTAATATTTACACTTTTTTTACAAATTCTTTTTTATTAAAACAAGTTTATTATTCCATTCGATATTACTAACCGTAATTAGTTTATTATGCATTGTAACTTGATTATTATTGATTAAATATTCGATTATATGCCCGCCGTTTGCAGTTACATATCTGCGTGCCGTATTTTCTGCAATATCACATTTATCAACAAGGTATTGTTTTAGTGTAATTGCATTTAAAATAGCATTACCTTCAGTATTAAACTCATTCGACCGGTCATTCCACGCATTTTCAAATATTTTACGGTATTTACTCATTTTATCGTCTTTAATCTCTTTTGGTTTTTCAATATGATTTGTAACTCCGACTATAACAGCACTTGACACCGGCTCATTATCTTCATCAAGATAATTTGCAAGTTCGATCTTTTGCAGTTCAAAAAATAAATCTTTTGATAATTCAGCATCTTTATTTTTCTTTTGTGATACGGTTATGTTGCCATCAACATTTTTGACATTGATCTCAATATCTAACGCACCTCGCCACGCACTCGAACCACGCGCCCTATGTTGAGCTTCCTCAGATACTCCAGTATGATGTACCAATAAAACTGAACAATTAAACTCTTGTTGTAATTTTGCACACGCTCTAATCATTAAACCGGAATCTTGTGAGCTATTTTCATCACCTTGCATGAATCTATGAAGTGTGTCAACTATAATTATTTTAGGTTTTTCCGGTAAACAACGAATATCTTCAATAGTTTTTATTAACCCCGAAATATCATCAAGATCACGCCCGGATTTAGATACCCATAATGATATTTTATTATCGGGTTTATTTTTTTGCTTCCATGCTATTATTCTTTGCCTTATTCCATTGTGACCTTCACCGGCAAGGTAAACGGCGGGAGCTTGTTTAATTTTATGGCCATTCCATAAACTAAAACCGGATGTTATATGTAATATCATATCTAATACACAAAATGTTTTTCCACTCCCCGAAGCTCCATGTATCATCATTAAAGACTCTTCTTGTAACCAGTTTTTAATTAACCATTTAATCGGCTGTGGTTTTTGGCAAAAGTCATCTATTGAAATTAACCACTCCGATTTTTTCGGCGGCAATAATAAAGTATTAAGATCTCCACCCGATAACCAATAGTCATTAGCGTCCATGCCTTCTTTTTCAGGCATAACAACCCGCGCGCCGTATTTACTTGCTGCTTGATCTGCGTAATTCTTACCGGTGCCGCTTTTATCATTATCGGCAACTATTATTATTTCCACGGTGTCAAGTTTTGATCTAAATAACGCCGTTGCATCAACAAGATTGCCGGCGGAATAAGCTATAATTGTCATTTCGCCTGTATTTTCAAAAACAGTCGCGCCGGTTGCAAATCCCTCTACTATATATATCCGGTTTTTTAATTCACCTAAAACACAAAAGCAACCTTTTACTTTACCACCGGATAAATATTGTTTTGAGCCATCACCTGATATAAATTGCAAACTTGTAATTTCATAATTAAAATCATAAACAGGCGCGATTAAACGTCCATCACCTGATACCCTTAAGCAATGAGGTTTAATTTTTTTTCGTTGTAAATATTCGTGGTTTTCGTTTGCAAATCCCGACTTTTCCCAAATAGATGAAGCTGTAATCGCTGCCACCTCATTCTTTTTTGCTTTTTCATCTTCTCTTAATTTTTTAGCCTTTTCAATATTTTCTTTAATTCTTATATGGTCAATCGGTGATAATACGCGTGAATGTGAGTGGTAACTCCATGTTGCATCTAATCCGGTTTTAAAGTTGCCATATTTGCCGGCCGGTATCTCACCGTCAAAAAATATATACCACCCCGCATCATTTTTTATTTTCGGGTCAGTTGAAAAGCGATGAATCTTACCGTCAAATAAAATATCTTTTGGGTATAAATCATCTTCCATCATTGCAAATCTAACTTGATCTTCCGGTGATTTTTCAACCCCGATTTCAAACGCTTGACCGAATATAGCTTCTATATTACCTACTTTCATCTTCCACTACTCCCAAAACCTTTAGCACCTCGACCATATATTTTAAGTTTATGGCCTGTTAAAACTTTTGTTTTCGGTATCAAAAACGGCACCGCTTGAGCTATTTTATCACCTTTTTTGACTTGATAATCAAGTTGACCGTGATTGTATAGTATAACTTTAATTTCACCGGTGTAATCCATATCAATTACACCCGCCCCGCATTCAAGATCATATTTAGCACTTAATCCCGATTTTGAAAATATTTTTATAAAGCCTTTGAAAAATAACCTCTCTAATAAATTAAGTCTAATTTGCAATACTGTATTTGTATCAATTACAGCTTTTCCTTTTGCACTTATAATATAATCTTTATCAGCTTTTAAATCAAACCCCGCTTGATAGTTATTATAAGCCATAGTTACATCGTTGCCAAAACAATAGATTTTCATTTAATACCCCTTTTCTTTTCATAATAATTTTCTTGACACTCCCAATCGCAAAATATTTGCCTTTGGGCTGTAACAATATTTACCTCACCTTTTTTATATCTTTCTGCAAGTGAGGTTAAATCCTTACCACACTCTGGACACTCTTTATCCTTCAAAACTGATAATAACATATTATAAGTATCTTGCCGTCTTTTTTCGTGATAACATTTCCGGCAATGATTGCCTTTTACATTATATCCGATTTTTTTACCACAAGTAAAACAATATTTATCAGAATAAAATATAATTGTTTTTTTCTTTTTATAATATTCCTCATAACAAACTTCATTACAATAAGCGCGCCTTGAATGGTCTTTTATAACATCTTTACCACAATGTTTACATTTAATTATGTTCTGCATAGTATTCACCTCTTACAGGGCATAATGCACTTAGTGTCAAACCCCTACGCACATAATCAACTTTTATCCGCTTTTCTAACTCAACTTTACATTGTTGTATTTGTTCAATTGTTAATTCGACAATGTCTTCACGCAAATCAGTAACATATCGGCGTCTTCCTTTATGCTCTCTCTCATATATCCTTTTACATTTGTTACTACAATACACCCTCGTTTTGAACTCTTTATAGCTCGTTTCTTTATTTGCAATCCTATCAGCTATTACAGTCAACTCAACTCCGCAACATTTACAAGTTCGACCTTTTAATGCTTCAATCATTTTATTATAGCTTTCTTTTGCTTTAATTTCTCTAAAACAAGTTATACATATTCCGCTATGGTCTTTTGCATTATATCCAGTTTCACCGCCGCATATTTTACACGGCGGATTTTTAGTTTTACGGTGTTCAAATCCGCATTTTACTGAACAAAACATTTGCCGACCTTTATTTGTCGGCTCAAACTCTTTATTACAATGCTTGCAGTTCATTTATTACTCCTCATCAAATAATGAAACATCATCTTCAGTCATATCTTTTGCAGATAGACAAAAATTAACAGCTTTTTCAAAATACTCTCTTTTCAATTCAACACCTATTCCTTTTCGACCCATCTTTAACGCTTGATATACTTCACTTCCAATTCCTAAGAATGGAGTAAAAACAGTATCACCTGGATTAGTCCATAATTCAATAGCTCTTTCAATAACATCTAATTGTAAAGGGCATATATGTTTTTCGTCATTTTCACCTCTTGCCAATTCTTTATTTAAAACATTTGTTTGTTGAATATCAAACCATACTGGGCTTGCATATTGTTGCCATTTATCTAACTTGAAGTTATCTGTGTTTTTTGAATTAACAGGATTAACATCTTCACCCCATTTACGAAATATAACTAAATAATCCGGTAAACCTTGCCGACTATAACTTGAGTCTTTTCGTAATTGTTTGTACAATAAACCGTGTGACTTTGTCCTTTGCATTTCAATTACCGGGTCTTTCCATATACAAACCTCACTATGATAGGAAAAGTCATACTCTAAAAAAGCCCGTATAATATCGCCTCTGAAATCTCTTAATCCACTTTTACCATCTCTATTTTTATAATTAACAAGATTTTTACAATGCACAGCTACTAATCTACCCGGCTTTAATATTCTTTTTAATTCAGAGATTAAAAACTTAAAATTAAATATAAACTCATCGTCATTTTTACAGTTCCCCATATCTCTATAACTATCTGAATAAATATAAAGTTGTGAAAACGGCGGACTGAATATTGAAAAGTCAACGCTATCATCTTTTAATATTTTTATCTCTTCGATACAATCTCCGTTAATAAGTGTGAAATTATCTGTTTTAAACTCATCTCTAATATAATTCATTTTGTACTCCCTTTTACCTTGCATTTCAAAAAAGTCATTATTACTAAAAACCATCCCGGATTTCATTTGAGCGTGTAAAATACTCTTTTCATTTACTATCTTATATATTTGCTTTTCATGATCTGATAAAACTATATAAGCATTTACATCTTTTTTTTGACCGAAACGATAAAACCTACGAATTGACTGATAATACTCTTCATAACTAAAAGATAAACCACAGTAAATAACATTTCGGCAATTCTGAAAGTTCATTCCAAAACCAAATATCGACGGTTTACTTATCAATATTCTTGTTTCACCATTTACAAACTTCATCGCCTCAGTTTCTTTTTTGTCATTAGAATCATTACCTCTAATTTCAACACTATTTTTAATAACTTTTTTTAATTCGTCAGCTTCTTGATTTGTATAACACCATATAACTATTTGTTCGTTTTCCGGTATATTTTTTACTAATTCAACTATTTTTTTAATTTTATAATCAATAACTTCCCTTTTAATTGAATTGTAATTTGTTGCCGATATCTCTTTATACGAAAACATATTATCAGTATCGTTTTTTATTTCAGCTTGCACCTCAATATACATTTCATTTAATTTTGGTAAAACATATTTTGAACCGTCAAAACCTATATCAGATGGATTGCTAAAACTAACCGCCCAACTTGACACCCACTTCCAAAAGTCAGCTTCGGCGTGTTTTTTTATTCTATATTGACCAAAGTTCATTGTGTCGTTTATATACCATATCGCAAGAGCTTCATTACTTTTCATTTGGTCAACAAACTCAGCGTGATTTAATAACTCCATTTGGTCATTTGGTGAAGGTGTCGCAGTACAAGCTAATTTAAATTGATAATCTTTAAACATTGAAAAAATCAGTTGTTTTGTTTTACCCATAAATGATTTTATTATTGAGCTTTCATCTAATACAATTGCATTGTAATTTTCAAAGTTTACATTTTCGAGATACTCATAATTTATAATATCAATAGTTCCACTTTCACCTTTACGCAAATTGTTAATTTTAACATTCATCTTTTCAGCTTCTTTAATTGTTTGAGTTGAAACTGAAAGCGGAGCTAATATTAACCCTTTACAATTTTTGTTTTTTGTTATCTGGTTAATCCATTCAATTTGCATTGCAGTTTTACCCATTCCACATTCTGCAAAAATGCACGCTTTACCTTTTTTTAATGCCCATTTTACAACTTCTTTTTGATAGTCAAATAAGTAATTATTTAAATCACTTAATTCAATATCAAATCCATAACTTTTACTACGGATTTCTTTTGTTTTTAAAAAATCTTCATACTCCATTCTTTTACCCCTTAATTATATAAAAATTACTTCTTTCTCCATTCGTGATATATTGTATATCGTTTTTTAATATCGAATGCGTGCCAAGACCCATATTCAGTAATTACATAATCCATAAACCTTGTAAAATAACTACAATGACCGACGAACATCTCTTTACACCCCGATAACTTAATGCAATTCGGTACGCACATAAAAGCTAATTCAGGCTCTGTTTTTTCTACTTCATCTCTTAATGACTCACAAATTAACCTTGTTTCTTTTGATACACAACCGACACAAAGTCTATTTTCCATCATATTTATAAATGACTCTGCATTGTGAGATTGATATAATTCAGTTTCAAACTCCATAGTTTGCTTATCTCGAGGTATATTATTACGATCTGGTCTGCCAGTGCCCATTGAATTATTAACCCCGATTGAGTGCCTAACTAATTGATCTGCAATCCATCGTTTTAGCTCAATTAACTTATATTTAATACGCAATTCCCTAATTGGTGAATGCCTTGTTAATAGAATATTTAACTTCCATTCGCTTGTTATTTCACCGCCGGAATAACTTTTGTGTATAGATGACAATGCCATTTCTTTTACCCACTCCCAACTGTCAATCAATAGTTTAAAGTTTGATAGTTTCATTTACTCAACTCCTATAATTATTTTTACCTCTTCATCTGTAAACCGTTCTTTTGCAAGTTCTAATAATTGCAACATTTTTTTATCTAACATAATCACTCCTTAATCTTAATTTTACCACCACAATAAGGGCAGTAATGATATGTTGCTAAAAACATATGATAACCTTCACATTGTGTTTCACAATAGATTTTATAAGCCGTTTCTTCTACTACTCGCCATTCACAAGCCTTATTCTCGACTTCGGCAATATGGTCATCGTATTTTACCCATTCACCATCATCATCTTCAAACATATAATCATCAAAAATCATTTTATATCTCTGTATCATCTCCAAAACTCCCTTAAATCTTGCCTTAACTCTTTTGAATTACAGTTGTCAAAAGTTGACCACGGTTTAGGCTCTTCAAACCTACAACAAACATTGTTGATCTTTTCCGGTTTTTCAAAAGCACATTTTACACCGTTATAATAACCACATTGATTACAATTATTCATATGCAATCCTTTTCATAACAATGTCACTATTGTTATATTTTAATATGCACTCTGACATATCCATTGAAATATAAAATGTTGAAAGTTTGCCGTTGATCTTAGTTTGATAAGTTCTATCAGATAGCCAGCGATATACGCTATCAGTTGAGAATATGAGTTGATCTCCATTATATTCTGAATACTCAATTGTTTTTGTGTTAGTTGATATTACTAACACTTTGTAGACATCTGACCCCGATATGTAATATAGATCAGTGCCGAATAATACAGCACTTGTAAAAATAAAAATAGATAAAAATAGCTTTTTCATAATTGCACTCCTTAATCTCTTATACATTTAACTAATTTTATTTAAAAGTTTTTCCATTTGATCCGGAGTAAGCACAAATTTTTTGTTGTTTACATAAATGGCATCTTTATATATTTTTCCATTCCATTTACCTTTTTCGCCTGTTATAGTGAAAATAAGTTCATCTTTTTTTTTCAAATTCTCCATTATTTCATCAGTTGACATTTCCTTTTTCTCAATAGGTGAAACACCCATGTCGATCAATTCTTCATGGGTAGCAAGTGCCCATCTCTGTAATCTGTTTTCGTCAAATGAAGCTATAATATCATCTGAAAATGTCACCCATTTTTTGTGACACTCTGTTTTTTCAACATCAATCTCATTATAATCAGCCCTGTAAAATCTTTTAATCAATTCGTTTAACTTCATAATTTGCTCCTTATCAATCCTTGATAATAGTAATATACTACACTTTGTTTTTTTTGTCAAACTTATTTATTTTGTTTTACACTTTTTTTACAATTATAACTCCCATTCCTTTCTACTCATTATATGATGTTTTAGGTTTAACGGTGTATAATATAATTCCATTTCTTTTAATGTCATAACCGGAATATAAACAGCTTCGGCAACCATTATTTCAATTTCACGCCCTAAACTCTCAATGTCATTTTCGATTACTACAACACAATCACATTTTAACATTTCTTGTATATCCAGTTTCATACATTCAACATAACCGGTTATATTATAGCAAAGTTCGACCGGATTTATAACTTCATAACCTAATTTTTTAAGATGATTTTCAGCTTTTTTAAACTTAATTTTGTAGTCCGTGTCTTTTGTTATCGCACCTGATAAATATAATTTCATTTTAAACTCCCAAATAAAATATAAACACATAATTTAAATCTTGTGAAAAAATCAAAACTTTGCATTGTTTTTAGCACATTTAAAAATACTTCATTTTCTTTTTTTCGGATATTTTTACGAATCTTTTTTTGTAACTTATTACTCATTTCATTGACTCCCTTTTTTCTTTATACCACATTGCCTTTTTTAAATCTTCATTATAATCACCGGTTTTATATCCGGCTCTTAAACGATATTTTAATTCATTGCCAATTAAAAACCCTCTAAACTCATCTTCAGATAATACACTTTTTATAATATCAATCACCTCTTTATTATACTGTTTGTAATGCGATGGGTTAACATTATCTACAACTTCCATTTCAATATTCATTTTTTTAACTCCTCATACTCTTTAATTATTTTACTTATATACTTATAAGTTGACTCACCTGTTTTATACTGTTTTACTTTACCATAACCAGCATTGTAATAAGATAAAGCTAAGATCACATCATTATCAGCTTTATCTAAACACCATTTTAATATTTTAACCCCCTCTATGATATTTTTTTCCGGTGTATAAACAGTATCACAATCAATATTACTTGAATTGATTTGCATAAGTCCGCGATCAATAGTGCCATTCTTATTTTTACCGGTTGCATATATTTTAAAGTTACTTTCAACTTTAATAACCGATAACACAAGCTCCGGCTCTACATTCTCAATTTGACAAATATTTAAAACCGTTTCAAGTATTTGTTTGTTGTCAACAAACTCAATTAACTTTTTAACCCTTTTACTATCTTGTAAATAATAGTCATATTTAATAATATCTTGTAATTTCTTATTTTCAATACTTACAATAATCGCAGTGATTGACAATAATAATAAAGATATTAAAAATAAATATTTCATATAAACACCCCTTTTTTATTTAGATTTTCAATACATTCTTTTAGATATTCGTCATTATGTTCCGGGTAAATAACCCTTTTATTAACCGGTTTTGTAAAGTCTGATTTATCAACTCCAATTCTTTTACCTCGATATGTATTGACAAACCATAAAGAATTGACCTTATAACCACGCTTAATCATCTCAATCATAATTAACCAATGATATTGAAATAAGTAATCATACGGATAATCAAACACATAATTAACAGTTGAATGATTACGATTCCAACCTAACCCCCTGAGGGCTGCGCACTCCCGATGTTGCCCCAATAATCGTTGACGATCTAATTTAGGAATTAGTTTATAGTGCCATAGTCTAATGATGATACCCTCTTTTTATTTTATTATTCACTCACTCACTCCTCATAAAAAATAATAATGCAAGGCTAATGCTTGCAATCAATTCCATTGCAAAACTAACAACAATAAATCTAAACATAATCAAATATTTATTATCCATTATCGTCTTTTCAACTTTAACAACCCCGGCAATCTCATTTATAATATTATCAAGTTCAATTTGTGCATTCGGTATGTCATCAAAAGTGAGTCGTCTTATAAACCAATCTGTATTTTTTGTCAATGGTTTTTCTTTTTGTCTGTTAAGTTCATCTTGAAAGTTTTTTATTTTCAACTCTATATTTTTCTTTTTTTCATATAACACATTGACATAATTATTATCAATATTATCTTTTTTCTTTATAGATGAATATTGACCGTCCAAAATAGTCAAAAAATTAGTTGAAAACATAACAATAAAAACAATCAAAAATAAATACTTAATCTTTTTTTTAAGGTAAAATATAAAACATTCAAGCATAACAATACTAAACGAAAAAAAACCAATCGCAGATATTAAAGCATCTAATTTTGACTTTGATTTTAAAAAACCAATATAATTGTTTTTAACTCCGAGATAATAGAAAATCAAAAAACAAATAAAAATAATAACCTTAAAAGATAACAACTTATAATCTATTTTAGATTTTACAATATTAACAACCGGCTCAGGTTTATCAGGTTTTACAATTGGTTTTTGTATAGCCGGTTTAATAACTGGCTCAATAGGTGCCGCCCCAAATATATCAACCGGATAATCAATTGATTTTATAATAACACCGTTAAACTTAATAACACCCTCTTTATGAAGTGAAACAAGGTAATTTTTCATCTCATTAACAGGTAGTTTAAAATAGTTTGATAAATACTCTAATGTCGGAAAATCTTTAAATGTTTCTTTATAAGAGATTATTTTATCCAGTATTTTATTCTCATTTTTTTTCATTCGGGCATGCCTCATCTATTATAGAGTTAGTAATCTTTTTAATTTCTTTTAGAATATCATCGATATTCATTTCCTTAAAGAAAATCTTTAACTCTAAACATTTAAGTTGTTCATATAAAAATATTTTATCCATTTTTTACCACCTCAACTAACCTTTCGGCGATCTTTTCAATCTCTATAATAAGAGATTTTCGAGATGTTGTTTGAACATTATCTCTTAAATGTCCAAGGTCAAAAATAACTTCAATAATCTTACTTTTATCTTTTTGTTTCATTTATTGCCCCTCACTTATACATTTTGACCCTACTATAAGAGAACTATTAAAATCTCTCTCAATTTGTAAATCCACTAACACACGGATAAACCTTTGTTTATCCCGATATTTTTTTAAATACTCCCATTGGTGTTTATCAAAAAACACCCTCAAACTTTTCCTTTTTTCGGTCATTTTAACCCCCTTTTTGATGTTTTTTACTATACCATAAGAGTTGGTTTTTAAGTATTTTTTTACACTTATTTTACAAAAAAGGCTCAAATCGAATATAATGATGAATTGAGGTTTTTACACTCAAATCGAATATAATGGCATTTCAGCAAAAATTAAGCTCTTTTTTTAACTTTTTAAAAAAATTTTTAAAAATTATTTTTTGTTATCGGTCAAAAAATGTGCAAAGCCGGATTTTACAGGCAAATCGTTAAAAATCTCGTTTTTTCGTGAGTTTTCATATATCCGTTACTTTTTTGCAAAATAAAAAAAGTAACAAAAGTAACGGAGCTTGTAATGCTATTATAATCATATTTCAGAAATAGAGATGTTAAAGTAAATAGCATAAAAAAGATAGGTTTTGTAATTGTAAAGAAATTGTCATTACTTTTGTTACTTTTTTAAAAGTAAAAAAAAGTAACGCCGTTGGCTATTATAATGCACGGAGAAGCCACTTTTTACTTTTGTTACTTTTTTTGCACTTGTGAAAAGTAACGGCTCAAGGGATAAATTATTCGCCGTTACCAGCTTTATGTATATATTACCCCCCCTATAGGGGGGTATATACATAAAGTCGGCGGATGATCCCCAAAATTTTATTTGACTTAATTTTGGTAATGTGATATGATTTCAGTACAATTTTGATAATTTTAAAGTTGATACTGTAAGATGGAATGATACAATGAAGCATGAAGAATCTATTATACAAACTCAAATCGTACAGTATCTACAAATCCAAAAAATATTTTTTTTCGCAGTTGTAAATGAAGCCGCCGGCAAAAACGCCGCCGCACAAATGGCACGCTTTAAAGCAATGGGTTTAAGGTCAGGCACAAGCGATCTTGTTTTATTACTTAACAACGGTGTAACCATATTCGTTGAAGTCAAAACAGAAACCGGCGTTCAATCTGATAGTCAAATATTATTTCAAAATAAAGTTAATTCACTCGGTTATCAATATTACATAGTCAGATCAATCAACGATATGATAGACTTAATCGAAGCGCTTAAAAAACAGGGGGTTATTTGAATGAGAAACACAAATAATATAAATAGACCTTGCGTGGCGCTATCGTTTAACCTTGCCCTGTTTTTGTGCATTATAGAGGGTTTTAAAAAGTCTAAGGTACTTTGCGACCGACCACCCGTACACAA